TTGTTGGAAATCCCAAAACAGGAGGTTATGGCCTTACTCTTACTTCTTCTCACACTGTTGTGTATTACTCTAACGATTACTCATTAGAAGTACGGTTACAATCAGAAGACCGAGCGCATAGAATAGGGCAAACATCAAAGGTGACATACGTAGATTTAATGGCAGATCATACTATAGATGAGAAGATTGTCAAAGCATTGAATGCTAAAATAGATTTGGCTAGTCAAGTTATGGGTGAGGACCCAAAGAAAATACTATTCGGATAATGCTCTTTCGAGCAATACTTCGAGCCTTATTACTCGTTCTTTTATTTCTGGGATGTCTTGTAATATTATTTTTTCTAGTTGTACTTGCTTTGATTCAACTGCTTGTAATCGTGTTGACATCATTCCGTAGGTTGCACCTGCGGTTACTAAAATCAATCCGACCCAAATAATATTTTTAAGACTGTTATCCATCGTTCATCGTATCGTTAATTAATTTTAACACATCATATGTGCTGACGCTACCGCCGTCTTTAAAACGCATTGCTGGATAACCACTAAAAAGTGGATCAGCATTGGAATTAAGTATATCTAAAGCTGCTTGTGATCCACCTTCTGATGGCATTACTTTATTTCCATACATATCTAAGCCTGTGTTAACTGGTTCTGTAACGGGTGTGCCATCAGCAAAAAATAATTGTTGTCCTGTTTGTGTTACAGGAGTTCCTGAAACACCCCCTTCAGGTAACATGTCTCTCGTAGGTAATATGGATCCTAGATTTTGATTAAAGTCAAAATTATCGTAATTATAATTAGATCCTACTTCGTCTAAAATTCCAGGCACTACATCTTCATTAAGTGTAGGTTGATTATATAAAAAAGGAAGTTTATTCTTTAGCTCTTCATCATACTCTTCTTGTGACATACGCTCTGTATCAGTCAATTCTTTTTCTGTTTCAGAATCATCTAATAAAGAGTCAGCTAAGTCATCTTGATTTAATAAACTGTATTGATTTAACAAAGTAGAAAACTCTTCATCGTCTATATCTGTTGTTGGTCCTGGCTCTGCACCTGCGGGTGTACCATACCTAGTTGTTTCTTCATCTCGTGCTAACAGTACAGCTGGATCTAGATTCATGTCCTCTGTTTCAATTTGATCTGGTAAAAAATCTTTAAACTGAGGATCAAGAGGCACAGCATCAAATTGCTGTGCATTTTTTGATGATTTTGCATCAGCTATTTTTTTATTCATTTCTTTCATGTACGCACTATAAAAATCTTTCATTCTACTTGGTGATTCACTTTTGTTTCTATCCATAAAACTCATATCAATTAAAGGCTGACCTGTTCTTATCTTTTCAATATTTCTAACTAAACCCATTGGGCTTAAATTTCCCATTTGTGTTGCTGCACCTAACAATACTTTAAGTGGGTTAGGGTGTACTTGTTTAAATAAATTTTTATCTCCAAATGCTTTTGGAATACCTCCCATAACATTTGTTATATTACCTCTTTTAAATTCTCTTTGATTACCAACAAAAGTATCTGTTCCAGGGCCCCCATCTACAAAAAAGTTTGGATTACCTCTTAGTTGTTGAAAACGTGCGCCTGCATCCGCTCCCATAATACCACCTGTATTGGTAACGGAACCTGGACCGAACTCTCTTATAACTTGATTAAGAGCTGCTGCTCTGCTTTGATCATTTAAATCACGGCTTACACCACGTAAATCTTTTACTATCTCTTCTTTTCTTTCATCGCTTGTGTTTTTATCTTTATATTCGTTTCTTAAATTATTTTGTTCTGATTTAAATCTAGCAACCTGACCTTGTGAACCAGAAAGACCAGACAAACTTTGAACGCCTGCACTTTTCATAGAAGCGGCTGCGGCTTTTCTATCAGCTACACTTTTAGGTCCTTGAAATACACCAGCGTTTTTAGCTATTGCTTTATCTCTGTTTGACATTTTAGCCATTATGCTACTCCTGTTCTAAGTGATGCGAGCCCTGATCCTGCGTTACTTCGTAAAGCTATTGCTTCATCTAAGTTACCGCCCGCTAGTGCTACACGCTGTGCATCATTAATTGGTGCCGCCGAAGCTGTCTCCAAAGCACTCATATCTGTTGGTGTGAAGCCGCCTTCAGGCATATTAAAACCACTTGGTGCTTCAGATGTTGCTGTATTAAATTGTCTTGGTCCTCTAATAGCTTCTGGTACTCTACTTTGTTCATCAAACTCATCCTCTGCTCTTACATTATAAACAGGTGATTGTTCCATGTCACCTAAAACAATTAATTCTACAATGTCATTTACATTATTAATATCGTATCCAGCGTTCACTGCTCTTTCGGGATCAAAGAAATTTCTACCTATTGTTACTAAAGCAGATTTTCTTGCTACGTCACCTAAAGTTGGATCTAAAACTTTTGTCATACTATCTAAAAATTTAGGATCAGATAAACCATTCATACCAAAACGTGCCATTAACATAACGCCAGCAGAACTAATAGGGTTTGATAAGATTGCACCACCTGTAAACAAGTTAGCAATAGAACCAAGACCACCTAACACACCACGACGTTTAACAAATGATGAAACGTTTCCGTAGTTAGGTACTTCAACTTTTCTAGCTAATTCAATTACTTCTGATATTTGTTGTAATACTCCCTCAGCATGTTTTGTTTTTACTGCTTCAGAACCTGGCACTTGTGATTTAAACATCTCAAGAACACCAGCTCTTCTTTGAATATCATTTAGAGAAAAAGCATCAGCTATTTTTTCAATGTCCATAACAGGGATGTTGTAAGTAATTGTTTGTGTCTTTGGTGTAATTTGTTTTCCTGTAACAAATGCTTTAGCTCTTTTCCAAATACCTGCTTCGTTATCTAATATTTTTATTTTACCACTTACAAAATCTGTATTTTTATTAAGTATATTATTAAAGTAAGCACTTGTTGAAGCATTAAATGCATCGTCTCCAAATGCTTTACGCATTTCTCTAAGTGCCATAGGTGATGTTATTGTTTGATCATCAAAGAATATTTTTGCCATTTGATCTGCATATAAGTAACCAGGTCTTTTAACAGCTCCTGGTATAGCAATATTAGGATCTGTTTGTTTGAGAAGCATTGCTGTTCTACCTGATAGACTATCAGCATTTTGAAATATAAAATCGTTTGCAACAGTGTAACTATCAGCCCACTCTTTTGCTATGGCTTGTTGTTCTGGTTTTAATGTTTTCCAACTTTTTGGATCATTCATTGCCTGTAAAGCAACACTATGAAAATCATTTATCATTAAAGCCTCATCAGAATTTTCTGATAGCTTTAAGTTAGGCATATTTCTTTTAACTTGATTTAATCCTTCAATAAGAGATTTGAATTGTTGCGCATTTAAATTATCAGGTAGTGAATCAAATTGCATTAAAGCATCTTCAATATCAGCCCCAGATCCTTTGATACCTTTCATTAAATTATCAAAACTTATTTGTTGACCATATACATAGTCATTAGGACCAGCTTGTATTGGTGTTTGCTGCATTGGTATTTGGCCTTTTGTTCTTGCCATACGCATAGCTGTAGCCATTTCTTTTATTTTACTTGTTGGTATGAAAGCTTCTCCGTTAAGAGCATCAGCGTATTTTGCTACGTTATTATACAATACGCCTTTCATTATGCCGTATTGACCAATCATATCTCTAAAACCTTTGTCTATCATCAAACCTGCATCACTAAATAATTGAACAGGTGAGAAAGTTTCAATGTTTCTTAACATTGCTTCATAAGAAGCAGATAATTGTGCGTTCTGTGCTGTACGTGCATTTGTTGCAACGATTGGAAATAGACCTACAACTGGAGGTAGACCTTGTACTATACCACTACTTGATACGTTGAACGCACTCATTGGTATGTTGTGTGTTCTACCAAGTGTTGCTAATCGTTTTGCTTCACTATCTATACCTAAAAAGTTTTTACCAATAAATGGTTTTATATAAGGAAAAAGTTTTGCTAATCCGCCAGCACCTCCTGACCACAGTAGTTCGTTTCTAATATTTAAAATGTTTTCTACAGTAGCGTCATCACTTTGATCTGGGGGTATGTCTTGTAAAAATCTGTATGATTCGTTTAACATATCATAAACAGCATCCGATCCTGCTCTTGCAAGAATGTTAACAGCAACAGTGCTCTTAACTGGATTCTGTTCTAAATACCCGCGAAGTCCTTGTCTTCTAACTTCATTTGTAAATAAAGGTATGTTAAAATTTTTCTTACTAGCAAACTTTACGTTACCAAGTGATAATCCTGCTAAAAATAAATCGGAAGCTATAACAGACATATCTCCAGCTAATCTCTTTGGATCTGTTGGAGAACTTTTATAAAGTAAATTTTGATATGATTCGGCAAGAGCCTTTGGTGAAAAATTAAATATAGATTCACCGCCTGGAAATAACTTACCTATTTCTCCTGTTATGTCACCAGCGTATTTAAAGCTAGACATTTCTGCTTCACTTCTTTTTAAAGCAAGGTCTGCAGCAAGAGGATCTTTTATTTGCATTTCTCTAAACTGTTCCATTTTTAAAGCCTTCTCTTCTTCAATTGTCATTGTTTCGAGACCAGCTTCAGGAGAAGTATTACCTGTTATTATATTTTGTTGAGTTTGAAATCCTGCAATGATTTCATTTAACATTTGTGATTCAGATTCGTTTCGTGGGAAGTTGTCTTTTCCGTCTTGTCCGTATAAAGGAATGCCATCTACAACTTCAGGTAAGTCTATAACAAAATCACCCGCTGCTACTCCGTATTTAGAACCTACTATTGTATATTGCATTATTGATTAACAGGTACGTATTCGAACCCGCCTCCGTCTTTTGGAATTACTGTAAACGTTTGTTTAACAGGAGTGTTAGAGTATCCAAATAAATTATTGTAATAATTATCACCAACAAACACACCGTCAACAACATAACTAAGATTACCACCTCTTTCTTTTGCCAAATTAGCAGCGTCTGTTGGAAAGTTTCTTTTAAGTAAATCTGCTTGCACTTGGTGAGCCGCGATTAATTCTTCTTCAACAACTTTAAGTTTAGTTAGAATTGCTTGTGAAGAATCATTGTAAATGTTTAATGTTTCTGCTGCACGTTCAATATCATCTAAGTTTAATCGACCTGATGATTTACGAGCTCTTGCTAACGCATAGATAATTGCTTGTGCTCTCGCTTCATTCTCAGGAATCTTTGTATCAAATTTTAATCTACTAAATATCTTCGTTTTATTAGCTTGTCTCTCAGCTTGCGTGTCCCCTTCAAAGTGCATATTTAAATCTTCACTTCTTGCACGATCTATTAATGCCATTCCGTCTGCTTCAAGGCTGCTAAACAGATTGCTAATCATTTTAAAGTTTTCTTTTTGTCCTTCGCTTACAGAACCATCGTCTGACATAACAACAATGTCACTTAAATCAGTTAACCAAACTGTTTTTCCTCTTCCACCTTTTTTATCTCCCGTAACAGGATCTATATATTCTTCGCCAAAAAAATCTTTTGTAAAGTCACTAGCAATTTGACCATATTTTTGTACTTGTTTTCTAATATAACCTGTTACTGCAACACGTGTTGGATCACCACCTTCACCAGGGTCAACGGAACGCATGATCTGTCTTAATGAATAAATATTTTTTGCTATGTTATTATAGTCAGAGAATATCTCATTATATTGAGTCATGTTTTTTGTTACATCATCGACAGCTTGCGTTGTTGAAGATATAATTTCTATGTTCGTTGGATCAGAAACAAGTTCATAAATAAAATCACCTGTTACAGAATCTTTTTTTTGTGTAGGAACATAGTATTGATCATTAACCATAAACCCTGCTACATCTTTTTGTACACCATTAAACATACCACGAATCTTTACAGGTTTTGATTCAAATTTTTTCATGCCAAACTCTAATGCTTTGCTTACGTTTGTGTTAGCCATTTTAGAATAGGTTTCCCATTGAGAAGCATTTACTTTTGCTCGTTGCTCATAGTTTGACACTAATTCTTTTGTAATTAACCCTTGATTAATACCAAAAGCCTGTGCTTTTGCTTGTAAAAAATTTGCTGCTTCTTGCTGCTTGTAAGATATCCTGCCAGCTTTCGCTTTCGCTTTTGCCGCTCTTTCTTTCGCTGAAATAGCAGCAACATCATTAAGTAAACCTGTGCCTGCGTTTGCAATAGCTGGAGCTATTCTACCACCAACAGTTGGCTGCATTAAAGCAAGCCCTGCTTTTGCTAAAGCTAAATACTTATCACTTTTATAACTTGCATCAGGAAACATCGCTGCAAGTTCTGCTTCTGTTTTCGCTGGTTGCGTAAACATCGTAGCAAAGCTCTGCATGTTCACCATCGCTGGTGTTAAGTCTAAAGGACCTATGTTTTCAGGTTTTGCAGGCATTTGAAACATACTGCCTGGAAGTGTAGTTGGCATTCTATTCATGTCGCCTGTAGCCACAGTGTTACTAATATCTGATCCACTGTTGTCTGTGCTTAAATCAAATATATCTTCTTCTAAATTTGGTTCAGGGTATGTTGTTGCCATTTTAATTATTACCAGAGAACATTGATCCGAATGTTCCTAAGCCAGATATACCTGCACCTATCGCACCTAATAGTGGATTTGTGTAAGGTATAGGTTGTTGTTGATATCCTTGTTGTACGGAAGGAGTTCTTGAAAGAAGATCTCCAATAAAGCCTAATCGTTGTAAAGGCTCTTGTTGTTTAGCAGTAGTTACTCTTAATAATTCGTCTGCTTGTCCTTGATCAAATGCTTGTCGTTGACCACCTACAGCACCAAGTGCGCCAACACCTGCTTGTCCTAAACCAAATGCTTGTTGTCCTAAACCAGCAATACCTTGTCCTAGTTGAGCTTGCATACCACCCATTTGTCCTAACGCTTGACCTACACCAAGATTTCTTGCTTGTGCATTTTCAAATGTCTGCATTGCTTTACCTTGTGCTTGCTGAAAGTTATTAGATAAGTCTTGAAATATTCTTTGTGATTTTATGTCTTGTAAATTACCTGCAAGTTCTGCTTCTTGTACACCAAAACGAGACCCACCAAAAGCTCCTGCTTGTTGTGCTTGCGTTGCTAAATTGCTTTGTGCTTTTGCAGCTTCATCATCCATTTGTTGCAACGCTTTTTTAGTAACGTCTGCTTGATATTGATCATAAAACTGTTGATAATTACTTTGACTAGGATCAAATTGCCCTTGAGCTGCTTGTAATGCTGGAATGCCTTGAGCCGCGGTCTGTTGACCTTGTTGCATTCCTGCTAATCCTTGTTGTAAGTAAGGTTCAAAAACTGCTTGTCCTGTTTTTGTTACACCTCCTGTTGCAGGATCAAAAGTATAACCTAATTGACCTGCCGCTTCACCAAAACCAGCTTGTTGAAAAGCATCATAAGGAGCAATTTCTCTTTCTTGTGGTACGATAGCTTTATCTGTCGCCGCAAAGACAGAGTCCATTAACCGTCTTCTATAAGCCTCTAAAAAGGGAGCTTCTCTTGCTATATTTGTTGCTGCATTATCGGCGGCCATTATGCTGTTGGTCCTTTCGAAGAATCAGGGTCTAATTTATTCATTAAATTATACATTGCCTGTGGTCCACCTGCATTGTCAACAGATTTTGCTGTCATTACAAACTCACCATTACTTAACATCGCTGGTATTTTATCTTCTTTTGGTCCACCAGGTCCGTATACCATGCCTCTTTTTTCTAATCCCCCCATAGCTAATCCTATGATTCCACCCATATTTACTTCTTTAACATCTTGAGATAGATCAGTCATCGGCATAGCAGATAAACCAACACTACCTCTTGAGGCGATTGCCTTGTCTCTTATGTTAAGAGCTGACATTAAATCATTTTGTGGATTTAACTCTAAAGGTGTACTATCGGCATTTATTCCTGCAACACCACCTAGAGCAAAGCCACCAGCAGGAACATCTGAATAATTTTCACCGCCTTCAAATCGTAAATCTCCTACCATGTCTTCTGCTGGTGTAGGTGCTAGACCATAATCAGCAGGGTTAGGATTTTCTCCTCTAGCTTTTGCTGAGTAATAATCATCTACAGCACTTCTATATTCTTTTGGATCCATTGTTTCTGGATTGTCTTCACCAATTAATGCTAAATAAGTAGCGAGCCCTGGTCCGAGGGACGAGGCTAATGAACCAATTAATTTACCTTTACCTGTCAATCCTTTATCATCATATAAACCTGTAAGAAAATCAGGTAATCCAAATTTACTACCTGTATTCTCTCTAGTTAATTTATTTAATTTTTGAAGACCTTTTGAATACACACCAGCTTCAGGGCTAGCATCAGCCATTGTAGCAACATCATTACCTGCCGCATCAAAACTACTTGGTCTTGATCCTTGGTTAATAGAACTTGGATCAACGTTACCTCTAAAAAAATCTGTACCTTTAGTTGCCGCAGTTGTAATAGCTTGATTTTTTAACAATGCCTGAAGTGGATTATCTTGATACTGAGCACTTAATATATTTGGCAAAAACTTCATTGCCAGTGCAGCCATCGGATTCATACTGCCCATAAAAGGTAAAGCAAAACCTGCAGCAGCGGCTATTCCTTCTCCGCTATTTTTTAAGGTTGCCCTTACTTTTCTAAAAAAATTCTTAAACATGTACTCCTATGCAATTCATGATATTGTTAACAAAAGGCAAGGAGGCTTGGCCTTGAATCTAGATAAGCCTAATTAATACTATATTTATAGGCAAATAATTGCTATATGACAATAGATATTTGCAAGTAGAAAGGAAAAGCATGGCTAAGAAGAAACAACCAACCGAACAAGTGTTAAAGTTTGACACTATTAGACCTTTTGGTCCTACAATAATGAGAGGCAGAATGCCTGACTTCATTACTAAAATGCTTGATGACAAAGCAACACAGATGTTGACTGATAAAAAATTATCTAAAGAGTTTGATCATTCAGGTAACTTAGCGGGTAACGTTAAACAAGAAGTTCGTTATCCTCAAGACTGGATGAACACAGAAGAGTTTATGCCAATGGTTCACCTGATTGGGGAGATGGTTAAAAATTATATTTCTATACCACCAGCAAGTGAAACTATTTCACCTGAGTATGTTGGTAAGATGGTTATTGAATCTATGTGGTCCGTGAGCCAATATGCAGGAGACTTTAATCCTTTTCATATACACGAGGGTCAACTATCAGGTGTATGTTATTTACGAGTGCCTCCTAGTTTACCAGCAGAGTATGCAAAGGAAGATCACTATCCAACTGTAGGTGATATATGTTGGTTCAATGGTCAAGCAGCGACTTTCAGTGGACATAAGCATCAAGAGTCACCAAAGGTTGGTGATATATTTTTGTTTCCAAACTGGTTAGCGCACGGCGTATATCCATTTAGAACACCAAATGAAGAGAGAAGATCAGTATCTTTTAATTTACATTTGATTAAAAAAGAAGAACCACAGCCTTTAGACAACTAATGCAACATCACAAAGAGACAAAGTTTGTCATGTATGTTGATGATTTTTTAGATGAGGCTACGTTAAAGTCACTTCAAGACACAGTAACAAAATTAGAATATCAGGAAGTAAAAAACCCTAACGGTCAGCTCTACGGCATGCGACATACTTTTAATAAAAGTATTCACGATGACCCATTATTAAAATTAATTAAACAGTATTTTTTTCCGCACAGAAATCTTGAGCCTATATCAGTCAGCGCACATTTACGGGAAAATAATAAAGAACCTTTGTTTCATACTGATGATGATAAAGGTAATGTTGCCAACTTTCTTTTATTTGTAAAGGGAGAACCTTTGCTCAATAACGGTACAGGCTTTCTACATAATGAAAAGTTATCATCACATATAGGTTTTGTAGAAAATAGAGGATTGTTTTTTAATGGTTTAAAAATACCACACTCAGACTTACAATCATTTGGAGATAGCTCTAAAAGATATACACTTAATATTTTTTTTAAAGAAAATGAAAATTGAAGACGTACCAATGGTCCGTGTGACGTGGCTCGATGCCCGTGATACAGAGACAGGATGGCTAGATATAAAAGACGTAGTCAATGCTCCGTTGGCTACATGTCAAGAAGTTGGGTGGATGGTACATAATGGTCCAGAAAAAATAATTATTATGCGTTCATACAGTAAAGATAAAGAAGATATTACAGGTGGTGGCGCTATCGCTATACCTAAAGACTGGCTAAAGAAAATAGAATATTTAACTGTGAGTTATAGTGAATCCTAAAATATTTATAGGCACTCCTTGTTATGGTAATATGCTTACAGCAGATTATTTTAAAAGCTGTCTACAATTAACAGCTCTAGCCGCACAGAAAAAAATAGAATTACAATTTGGAACTATTGGCAACGAGTCTTTGGTAACAAGAGCTCGTAATACATTGGTACAGTTATTTATGGACAACAAAGATTATACTCATCTTTTATTTATTGATGCTGATATAGCTTTTAATCCTGAATCTGTTTTTCGTATGTTAGATTTAGATGAGGATGTGGTTACAGGTGTATATCCTCGTAAACAAATTAATTGGACCAAAGCTATTACTAAAGTAAAAGAAAATCCTAGTATTGGTGAAGATGAATTACACGCTTCTTCTTTGATGTATAATTTAAATGTTAAAGATCCAAAGCACGTTGTAGCTAAGGAAGGGTTTATAGAGGTGCTAGATGGTGCAACTGGTTTTATGTTGATAAAAAGAAATGTATTTAAGAGAATGGCACTAGCTTATCCTGACCTTAAATTTAAATCTGATCAACATTTAAATGATTTGCATGATAAAAGATTTGATTATCATGACACCTCTGATTGGAATTATGCATTTTTTGACACAATGATAGAACCTGATACCAAAAGATATTTATCAGAAGACTATGCATTTTGTCGTTTGTGGCAGAAAATAGGCGGTAAAATTTATGCTGACATTATAAGTGGTATGACACACATGGGTAATTACTCATTCAAGGGCAACGTGGCCACTCAATTCTTGCCACAAAAGAATAAATAATTTAGTATACTCCAACATGAAATTAGTTGATTTAAAGTTCCAACCAGGCATAGATAAACAAGATACGGCTTACTCAGCAGGAGATCAACGTAAATATGTTGATTCTAATCTTGTTCGTTTTCACTACGGAAAACCTGAGAGATGGAAAGGTTGGACATATTTACCAGATCCAAATAAAACTGTCGTGGGCGTGGTCCGTGATACGCATAGCTGGATTGGTTTAGACGGAACTAGGTACCTTGCTTTAGGCACTGATAGAAAATTATATTTATTCTCTGGTAGTAAGATTTATGACATTACACCTATTAGAGAAACAGCAGCATTAACAAATCCTTTTACAACAAATGGTACAACAACAGTTACAGTAACTGACGCAGATCATGGAGCTATTCAAGGAGACTTTGTAACTTTTGATTCTTTCTCCGCTATTGATGGTTTAGATATGAATAACGAGTTTGAAGTTACAACACGTGTTGATGCTGATACTTACAAAGTAACACATACTAGTGCAGCTTCTGGATCTACTTCTGGCGGAGGTGGGTCAGGTAATGCTAATTATCAAATTAATATTGGTGAGACTGCATCAACTTATGGATATGGTTGGGGCACTGATACTTGGAGCGCAGGAAAATGGAATGAACCAAGTACAGAATCTGATGTTACTGTTGCAGCAAGAAGTTGGTCATTAGATAATTTTGGTGAAGACTTAATTGCCACAGTATTAAATGCTAGCACATATATAAAAGATCTTTCTGGCGCAATAGATGCTAGAGCAACAGCTTTGTCTAATGCTCCTACTGCATCAAGGTTTAGTTTAGTATCTACTGATACAAGACATTTAATGATTTTTGGTACAGAAACTACTATTGGCACACCAGCGTCTCAAGATGATTTATTATTTAGATTTTCAGATAGAGAAGACGCTACAGATTATACACCAGTATCAACCAATGAAGCTGGTTCTTTACGTATATCAGATGGCTCACGAATAGTTGGAGCAGTGAAATCATCAGGTCAGATATTAGTTTGGACAGATACATCACTTCACGGTATTCAATTTGTGGGTACACCTTTTACTTTTGGTCTTAGACAACTTGGTGCTAACTGTGGATTAATAGCACAGCATGCTGCTATAGAAGTTAATGGTAGATCATACTGGATGTCTGATAATTCTTTTTACATGTATGATGGGGTTGTTAAAAAAATGCCTTGCTCTGTACAAGATTATGTATTTGATGATCTCAGTTATACAAACAGAAACGATATTGCCTGTGGTATTAACACAGCTTTTAATGAAATTATTTGGTACTATCCTTCAGCAAGCGCTACAGGAATAGATAGAGGGGTTGCTTACAATTATTTGGAAGGAACATGGTATACTATTAATCTTGGTAGAACTACTTGGCTAGGTGCTTATGTATTTGAACAACCAATTGCTACAGAATATGATGCAAGTGTAACAGCAAATGTATCTAGCATTTTGGGTTTGACGGCAGGAGCTTCTTATATTTACGAACATGAGTCAGGTAATAACCAAGCAGACGGCACAGCTTTACCTGCTTTTTTAACGACAGGATCTGTTGAAATTGCTGATGGTGATGAGCTTATGTCGGTCAGTAGATTAGTTCCAGACTTTGATAATCTTGCTAATACAATGACAGCTACTTTAACTCTTGAGCAGTATCCACAATCTGCAGCTAACGTAACTACAACAGGTTCTATTACTAGCACGACAGAAAAAATTGATGTAAGAGGTAGAGGTAGAGCCGTTAAAATTAAATATGAAACCAATACAGTTAATGACACAGCTTGGAGACTTGGATCTACTAAATTACAACTTAGACCAGACGGAAGAAGATAATGGCTAAAATAACAATAACAAGACTACCTAATGCTACCGCAGAATATGATGCTAACCAGTTTGATCAAATGGTTGCATTACTAGATCAAATTATTCTTTTACTTAATACAAACTACCAACAAGATTTAAGAGAAGAATCACAGTCGGAGGCTTTTTTCCTTGGCTAATGTATTTAAAAGCGCAATGGTGGATATTACCACAACAAATTTAACAACTGTTATAACAGTTCCTACGGCTAATCCTGGTGCAACGCCACCAGTCATGCCTACTACGGATGTAGTAAAATCTCTTTTAGTTTGCAATGACTCTGGTTCAACAACTTTAGTTGATGTTGAAGTTGTCCGAGGCGCTGCAACTTTTGAAATATTCAAATCAAAGAGTGTTGCTACAGTTACAACTACAGAATTATTGACTCAACCTTTAGTTCTGCAAGAAAGTGATATTCTTAAAGTTCAAGCTAATGCTGCCAATCAGGTGCACATTATAGCTAGTTTTATGGAGGTCACGAAAGGACAACTTTGATTGATCTACACTCTCTATTTATTACCCCCGTATTTTCACTACAACTAAAAGGCCATGAACATCTTGTTGATAATATATATCAACTACGAGAAAAAGATGAGATGGGTATGCCGCGGTCTAATGTCGGTGGTTGGCATAGTCATGATGAAATATATAGTATAAAGAAATTTAATCCGTTGGTTGGTGATATTCTTAAATATGCCAAAGATTGTTTTAATCACATGGATGTACAAGATGATTACAATC